AGTTCAACTGCGTGTACCCGGGGTAAAAACAGAAGAACAATTTTACTCATGGATTAATTCGGCGGAAGCGGCAGAAATATATAAAGCCGCTGGCAAAGCAGGTCCGATAATTCTTCAAATTATAAAGGCGTATCTCGCCGTTAACAGGCAGAAAAAATAATGTCTATACAAAATCTAGGCGTCCATAATAAGGACGGGTCTCTTCAACAACCGCAAGAATATCTTGACGGTAAAACGAAGCAATGCTTCAAAGACGAATGCGATATAAAAAAGATAATGTCTCGAGCTGATAAAGCCGGGACGATCTCGCATCTGGAGAAGTATCAAGGCGTATATGCCGACTTCTCAGACTTCGACTTTCATAAGCAAACAAGGATGCTGACTCGAGGGCGTGAAATCTTTGACGCGCTCCCTGCGGAGCTGCGGCAAGAGTTCGCCCAATCTCCCGCGGCTTTCTTCGAATATGTTAACGATCCGGCAAACATCGATGAGCTGCGGAAAAAACTACCTGACCTGGCGAAGCCGGGTCAGCAACTCATAGATACTGAATCGCCAACGGCGGACAAAGAGGCGGCTTTAGACGCCGCAAGCGAGCCTGTGGTGAGCGAAAAACCAATAATCAATGATCCACCTAAGGTGGATCCAATACCGCCGGTTACGGCGGATCCTGCAAGCTAGTCTTGCAAACGTACAGAACTACTCGACACTGTACTGGCGCACTGGTCCCAGTGCGCCTAAAAACAATAAAATGAGCAAAAGGGCTCAGCGAAGTTAAGCGACGCGCAGCAAAGCCATACGTAGCTTGGCCCCAAGCGAATAAATAGGCCCAAAGGGCCTGCAACGCGGGGCGAAGCCCCGCAAAAACAAAAACAGTCAGAGATATGTAAAATATCTCTAAAAAACTGTATAATCGGGTCAAAGACGCATCGAAACCACGGAAACGCTCCCATGGATAAAATAGACTATCTAATCTACTGGATTCCGAAATTAATGGTGATCTTCCTCTTGGTCATCTTAATGGCTGCCTGTTCGACCACACTTCGGTGTGGGACGGACGGTCAGTCCAAATACGTTGAAATTATCAACGTTCCTTCGTACTATGAAATCAAAAACTACACGGAACTCTGCTATGGCCAGAAGACGTAGAATGTCTCGCTCAAATTCACGGCGTAATTTCAAACGCCACTCGGGCACGCACCGAAAAAACAACCGACCAATCCAGCGCGGCGGCTACCGGCTCTAAAATGTGCCGTGCTATTCGCCGCTAAAGGGTTATAAGGATCCGGTCTCAGGTGGACTTACGTTCAACAAAAAAGGCACTGCGCAAACACTGGAAGTGGCTTGCGGTCAGTGCCTTGGTTGTCGTGTGGACCGTCGGCTCATGTGGGCAGTACGTATCATTCACGAGTCCTACTTGCACCTGGATCACTACGGCAATTCGTGGCTTACTCTTACATACCGAGACTCCTCAGAATGTACAGCCGAACAATTCAGAAAAGGCCAATTCATTCCAGAAGATTACTCTCTTCGACCTAGCGACGTTTCAAAATTCATTAGAGCGTTACGTAAGACCCTTGACCACAAAATACGCTACTTCTACTGCGGCGAATACGGGGACGAAAATCAACGACCGCACTATCACATGTGTCTGTTCAATCACAGCTTCAACGACCAGCAAATATTCGAAGACAACGAAGGGCTGCTCACATATACAAGCCCTGCTCTCGAAAAACTATGGCCTTATGGCTTCTCTACGGTTACCGAGCTTAATTTCCGAACCGCGTCTTACACGGCTGGCTACGTCATCAAAAAAATTACGGGAAAAAGAGCCGACGATCATTATCTCCGATGCGATGAGCACGGCGAAGCGTTCTGGCTCTTACCCGAATACATTAGAATGTCTACCGGCCGCAATAAGCCTTGCGGAATAGGGGCAAAATTCTATGAAAAATTCTCAACGGACATCTTTCCCTCGGATGTTTGCCCCGTTCCCGGGCACGGGACCATCCAAAAAGTACCCCGTTATTATCAGAACATTCTCGAATCAAAGGATCCAAAAACACTTGAATTGGTTAAGTCGCTTCGGCGATCTTTCATCGAACATCACGCGGCGGACTTTACTCCAGAACGTTTACGTGATAAATACGTCTGCGCTCGGGCGCGGCAAAATCAACTAAAGAGGAATCTCTAAAATGAAAGTACAATGCTATGCAATCTTTGATGCCTGTTCAGGCATCTACGAAAAACCTTTCTTCTCTACGGCTGATGAGCTGGTAAAACGCGAATTCCAAGACGTGGCGACGGTAGCGGATCATCCAATCTCGAGACATCCCGAGCACTATTCTCTATGGCGTCTCGGAATCTTTAATAATGAAAATGGTGATATACAAAACGAGCAAAACGAATGCCTATGGACGGCAATCGAGGCGATTTCTCAATCTCAAAAGGTCAACGGCGGCGCTCAAATGGATCTCGTAAAAGAGATCCAAAAAGAAGACGGCGAAGACTATAAACCTGGATTAACAGACTAATGCGATCACAACATAGCTTCAGCCAAACACCGAGCGTGCGGGTGCCACGCTCTACGTTCAATCTATCTCATGGACACAAAACTGCGTTCGATGCCGACTACCTGGTACCGATCTGTCAACCGATCGATGTAATTCCAGGAGACACGTTTCGGGTAAATACGAGTTTCTTCATGCGGCTCGCTACACCACTCGAACCGATCCTTGATAACATGTATTTCGACACGTTCGCGTTCTTTGTCCCTTACCGGACAATCTGGACGAACCATGAAAAATTCCATGGTGCGCAGGACGATCCAGGGGACTCTATCTCGTTCACAATCCCACAGCTTACGCGGGGTGCCGTGTGGGAGCTAAATACGGTCCAGGATTACTTCGGTTATCCAACAACGGACGCCTCTCCTTCTGTCTGCGCATTCCCTACTCGAGCTTATAATAAAATATTTAATGACTGGTTCCGGTCGGAAATCTTACAAGTGTCGGTGGACGTAGACATCGATGACGGGCCGGACGCTTATTCAGGGACAAATTATGTATTACTGAAACGCGGAAAGCGTTTCGACTATTTCACGAGCTGTTTGCCGGCGCCGCAGCGTGGTACAGCGGTATCGCTGCCGCTGGGTACAGCAGCGGATATTAGAACTGAGGCGGATGAGCTTGGTGTCATAGACATCTGGTCGGCCGCCCAGGGTGCGTATCGGAAAATGGAAACGGCAGGAACGTCACTATCAGTGGATACGGTGGTCGGTTCTGCGACGAATAGGATGTACGCCGATTTAACTGGCGCAACCGCGGCTACTGTTAATGACGTGCGGTTGGCATTTGCTACTCAACACGTGCTGGAGCGCGATGCGCGGTCAGGCACTCGGTATGTGGAATCGCTAAAAGCAAGATGGGGCGTAACCTCTCCGGACTTCCGTTTGCAACGCGCGGAGTATCTCGGTGGAGGGTCGACCGCGATCAACATAACTCCTGTCGCCGCGACAACAAATATTAAGGCGGCGGACTCTCCCGGGCCTAGTGACGAATTTACCGGGCAATTGACCGGATTCGGTACGGCATCGGGTAGGCATTCGTGGTCAAAATCGTTCGTGGAACACGGCGTTATTATTATCCTGGGGAACTTACGCGGTGATATCTCATACTCGCAAGGGATGGACCGCTATCTGTCAAAATCTACTCGGTATGATTACTATTATCCCGAGTTAGCAAATATCGGCGAACAAGCCGTATTAAACAAAGAAATCTGGGCGGACGGGTCGGCGAATGACGACCTCGTTTTCGGCTATCAAGGCCGATATGACGAACACAGATTTCTTAATTCAAAACTAACCGGCTTGATGCGTCCTGACGCTGCCGGAACTCTGGCGTCGTGGCACCTATCAGAAGACTTCGCGACGCTACCTGCCCTGGGGGCAACATTCATCCAGGCAAATACTGGGGTGCCGCTCGACCGCGCAATTGCGGTGAATACGGAGCCGCATATGATCGCGGATTTCTATCACCACATCAGAGCTGCAAGACCAATGCCGACATTCGGTATACCCGGACTGACCCGTTTATGAACGAACAGGCAGCATGGGACATCTATTATGCACAGCTGGTGTCGTGGTCACTGCACCCGGGTTATGTTCGGCCTGAAGTGAATGCACTCACGTTGGTGGAGTGCGCGGCATTGGCGGACAAAATGTTAAAAGAAAGGGAAGTAAGATGGCCGCAGTAGCCGGAGGCTTTCTAGCGGCAGGCGCCGCTGTCGGCGGCGGTATCTTCTCCGCTTTCGGACAACGAAGCGCTAACGAATCTAACGAGCGAATTGCTCGAGAAAATCGGGCGTTCCAGGAACGCATGTCTAGCACTGCTATTCAACGGCGAATGGACGACCTGCGAGCAGGCGGCCTAAATCCAATTCTGGCCGGGCGGTTTGATGCATCTACACCGGGTGGCGCGATGGCCACTATGGGTAATGTCGGCGGAGCCGGCGTCCAGGGGGCCGAACAAGGCGCCAACACGGCTAAATCAATACAACAAGAAAAAATGATTAAGGCTCAAACGCAAAACGTGGCGGCAGACACGTCATTAAAAATGGCAACGGCCAATACTCAACAATCTCTCGATGCGCTATATCAATCTCAAGCGAACATCGCACACGAAAAACTCCCCGGGGTAACGTCAGCAAACAAAGCGGCAAAATTTGGCGCTGAAATAGTTCAACTGCGTGTACCCGGGGTAAAAACAGAAGAACAATTTTACTCATGGATTAATTCGGCGGAAGCGGCAGAAATATATAAAGCCGCTGGCAAAGCAGGTCCGATAATTCTTCAAATTATAAAGGCGTATCTCGCCGTTAA